CATCGAACTCGACCCGACTCCGCGTTTTCCGTACGGAATCATTCCGTACGACCTGCAAACCAAAACCCGACTTTTGCTTGCGATTTGGTTTCGTATTCCTGAAACGCCGCCGCTCTTTGCCGCGTCGAGTTTTATCCATGGGATTTGGAAGGTGGAGCATACCGGAGCCCTTGACCTGAACTTTTCGTTCATCTACGAGAAGGGCGTTCGGGGCTTTCAGAACCTGAGCCTAATGGATGAGTCGGGGAGAGAGAGCACTTTTCGTCTCTTCCAGACGGTACTGCAAGGCCACTTCATGCATGAGGCGGAAGCAGACGTCTTCATCTCCGACCTTGAAAACGACTTTTTAGAGCCCGAAGCGGAAACCTCCAAAAAGGCGTAAACCACACACCGCCTCACCCTGGACGCATTCTGAATCGTGTCCAGGCGTGGGGCTCAACTCTTTTCTCTTGCACATAAATACCTGAACCATGGAACGAATCAAAGCAAATTCAATCTCTCTACGG